CCTCGGAAAAAATTCTCACCAGGTCTAGCATCTAATGATTACAGGTACTTAGACAATGCCAAGAGTCAGTGCAGCGAAAAAGGCCGAGGAAAAGGCTGCTGGAGTCATTGCTGGCAAGAAGGCGGGCGAGCTCGTGGGGGCGTTCTCGGCGGCGGACGCGGCCGGCTACATCCGCCGTCTTATTGCCGAGGAGGGGGAGAGACTGACCAGGGAGCGGTTGACCCCTACGCAGCGGTCCACGGTCATTCTGCGCATCTCGGGTCTGGCCGATCGGCTGGGCAAGCTGACGGGTGAGACGCTCGTCGTCGACGAAAGGAAGTGGGTCAAGACGCCGGCCGGGCAGAGGCTCATCGAGGTCATCACGAGAGCGCTGGAGCCGTGGCCCAAGGCGATGCTGGCGGTTGCGGACGCGCTCGAGCAGATGGGAGATTAGATGGCGGCGGTAGCGAATGCGCTTGCAGAGAGACTCCGTGGACGGGCTGCGAAGCTCGGCGTGAGGCCAGTGGGCGAGTGGGTCTGGCCGAGTGCGGAGTATCAGACGGACCCGGTGCGGTTCGGTCGGGTGGAGCTCGGGATCGACGTGGCGCAGGTGGACGGCGAGCTCGCGATCGTCGAGTCCGTGCGCGATAACCGGCGTACGGCAGTGAGCGGCGGACGCAAGGTGGGCAAGGACTTTGCGCTCGGCCTCTTGGCCATCTGGTTTTATTGCTCCTTTCCTGGAGCGCGCGTGCGATTCACGGCGGTGACCGGCCAGCAGCTACGGGACATCTTCTGGCGAGAGATCCGGATGCTACTGGCGCACGCGGGGCGTTGCGTAGATTGCAAGAGAAAGGACCCCAACGGACCGAAGCCTTGCCCGCACGCGCACCCAATACCCGAGGAGCCCGCGACGTTGCCGGAGACGGGCCTACGCTCGCCTGACTTCCGAGAGATCATCGGAGTTCAGGCATCGAGCGAGGAGGCGGCCGCCGGTATCTCGGGCGCGTACCAGCTCAACATTGTCGACGAGGCGAGCGACGTTGACGAGTTCGTATTCGAGGCCATCGACGGCAATCTTGGAGGCTGCATCGTGGGGCGCGTGGTCTACATCTCCAACCCTACGCGCAACGTGGGGCGCTTCTATGACGCCTTTCACGAGCGATCCAAGGCGTTCAACACCATCTACCTATCGAGTCGCGAGACACTCAATGTGCGCGCCGGAAAGCTGGTCATCCCAGGACTAGCCACGCGCGAGTGGGTCCAGGAGATGGAGGAGATCTATGGCAAGGACTCGCAGTGGGTGACGATCCACGTCGACGGGCAATTTGTCACCAATCCGGAGGGAACGGTCTTTACCCTCGAAGCAATCGACAAGAGCTTTGCAGCGTGTGACAAGGCCGCGGACGACGACGGGGACGAGCTTCAGATTGGCCTGGACATCGCTGGGGCGGGCGACGGATCGGACGAGAGCGGGTTTGCGGCGCGACGGGGGCGCAAGATGCTCGAGTGTTATGCACTTCGAGGCCTGGACCCGGACTCAGGCGCGCACGTCGTGCACGCACTCGGGCTCATTGCCAAGCACCGTCGACGAAACGATAAGATTCGCGTCGTCGTCGACCGAGAGGGCGAGCAAGGCGCAAAGGCATGGCGCAAGTTCGGAGAGTATCTGGCGCAAAAGGACCACGAGGACGAGTTTCACCTCATTGGCGTGAGGGCAAGCGAGCGCGCGCAGAGGCAACAGCAGGTCTACGAGCGTACGCGCGACGAGCTCATCGCGAGCTTGGCGTCCTGGATGCGTGACGGGGGCGCTTTGCCGGCGGACGCTCGATTACGCGGTGAGCTCAACGCCTTTCGGTGGGTGCCGCAGGTGAGCGGGAGGTCGCGACTCATGAGCAAGGACGACATGCGCAAGATCCTCGGCCGGTCTCCCGACCGGGCGGATGCGTGCTCTCTGGCCTGCTGGGGCCCCATGTTTATTGCCGCAACGACGGAGACGCAGGAGGGCAACGCGGCGGACGACGCGTGGGAGAAGGCGTACGGAGGCACGTTCCGCGAGGGCGGTAGCATGGACGTCTACGGTTCGACCGACTGGGCCAGGCGATGACGCGCAGTTTACGGATGGGCCGGGCAGTGGCACACTCTGACTCAGAGTGGCATTGCGCGACCGGCTCGAAGATGCAGCGAAAGCTCTCCTGGGCGTTAGCGCATACCAATCCGACCCGGCGTACGGCGTCGAGCTCGACGACGAAGTAGTCGAGACCATTCGCCGAGCGCTGGGCGGGCAGTTGCAGCCCGTCCCAACGACGCGCCTGCGATGGTACTTGGCGGACCTCGAGACAGCGCAGCGCGAGGCGGACGCGGGCAACATGACGATCGCGGCGAGGCTACACAACGCCATGCGCGGCGATGGGTTCTTGATGGGCCTCGCCAACACGCGCAGCGACGGCCTGGTGCGCCTACCCAAGCGCTTCTACGCGGGCAAGGGCGGTGAGGCGCTCGCCGAGGAGCTTCGAAGCAAGGAGGGGTCGCGCTCGGTCTTTGACGAGATCGTCCCCCCGGGCGAGCTCGGTCAGATGGTGTGGGACGGCATCGACCTGGGCGTCTCCCTCTGTGAGCTCGTGCCTGTGGACGGTCGCGACTACCCGGTCATGGTGCGTCTTGACCCGGAGTTTCTGACGTACCGCTGGATGGAGAATCGCTGGTACTTTGCGAGCGTCGCGGGCCTCTTGCCCATTACGCCCGGGGACGGGCGCTGGGTCCTGCACGTTCCGGGAGGTCGGATCGCGCCGTGGCGTAGTGGCATCTGGCGGCCGCTTGGAAAGAGCTTCATCAACAAGGACCACGCGATGCAACACAGGTCCAACTTCTCGGCGAAGCTCGCGAACCCGGCACGCGTGGCGTACGCGCCCGCGGGGGCGACGGAGCCCATGCGGCAGAATTTCTTGCGCATGATCATGGCGTGGGCGGTCAACTCGGTTTTCGAAATGCCGCCGGGGTGGCGCGCGGAGCTCCTGGAGATCAAGGGCGAGGGCTGGAAGGTCTTTCAGGACGAGATCGACACATGCAACCGCGAGGAAATGGTGTGCATCGCTGGCCAAGAGGTCACGACGACGGGCGGAAGCGGCTTTTCGAATCAGGACGTGCAGAAGGTAATCCGTCAGGACCTCATCGCCGCGGACGCCGACCGCTCGGCGTACACGGTCAATACGCAAGTACTCCCGCTCATGGCGGTCTTGCGGGGCGTCGAGATGAGCTCGCGCGCCTGGATGGAGTGGAGCGTGGGCACGCCGAAGGACATGAAAGCGGAGGGCGAGACGCTCAACACGGCCGCGCAGGGGATCGCCATCCTGATGGAGACGTTCGCGGCACAGGGGCTCAAGGTGGATCTAATCAAGCTCGCCGAGCGATTCGCTATCCCCCTCGTGAAGGACGCGACGGACGCGGAGCCGCTTGCGGTCGAGCCCAAGCCGCTGCTGTCTGCGAGCGAGGCGACACCCGAGGGGCGCGAGGGAGCCAAGCGCATCGTCGACGAGGAAAAGAAAGCGGCATGAGCATGGGACTTCTCGCGTATCGGCGCAACGGCCTGCAAGCCATCGCGCAAAATGCATGGGGCGACCAGTTCGAGACGCTCGTAGCAAAGCAATTCGAAGCGCTGGTGCCCACGCACACGCTCGACGGAGAGGCGGCCATTCTGACCATCCGCGGCCCCTTGGTGCATCACCGGCACCCCGCGTGGGACTCGTACGAGTGGATCCTGGAGCGCAACAAGGCGGCGTTTGCCGATCAGGGCGCCAAGCGGGTCATTTGGCTCATCGACTCGCCTGGTGGCGACGTCGACGGGTGCTTTGAGACTACCTACGCCATTCGAAGTCTCGCCGAGCAGACGGGCAAGCCCTTATGGGTCTACACCGATTCGATGGCGGCGAGCGCGGCCTATGCCCTTGCGTGCGCCGCAGACCGGATCGTGTGCTCGCAGACGGGTGCGCTCGGATCCATCGGGATCATCGAGGCGTTGCGGTCGCAGGCTCGTCGCGATGCAGCCGAGGGTATTGAGTACGATTTCGTGACCAGTGGCGAGTACAAGGCGGCGGGCAATCCGCATGTGCCAATCAGCGATAGCGCCCGCGCAAACCTGCAAAAGCAGGTCAATCAGATGGCGGACGTCTTCTACTCGCTGGTCGAAGAATTTCGGGGCATTCCGTACGCAAAGGTCAAAGGGCTACAGGCTCGGATGCTGTATGGCCAGGCGGCTGTAGACGCGGGACTTGCGGATGAACTCGGAATGTGGCCCACTGTGACTCATGAGCCAATACGTGCCGTGGCACCTAGTGGCACAGCCCTCCAAGGGAGAAGCTCAATGAAGGCAGGCTATCTGCGGCACATGCTGCGAAGCATCGCCGAATCTGAAGACGACGAGATCAGCGAGGGCGAGCGCAAGCACGCCAAGAACATGCTCAAGTCCCTCGAGGAGGGCGAGCCGGACAACGGCGCGCCTCCCGAGAAGAAAAAGGACGAGGCCGAAGGGAAAAAGGCCGAGCGCGAGTCCAAAGCCGCCGAGGCAGAAGGCGAAGCCGAGGGCAAGAAGGGCGAAGCCAAAGCCAAGGCCGAAGAGGACAAGCACGAGGAGAAGGAAGCCAAGGGCAAGAAGGGCGAAGCCAAAGCCAAGGCCGAAGAGGACAAGCACGAGGAGAAGGAAGCCAAGGCCGCAGCCAAGAAGGGCGAGGCGGAGGGCGAAGCCGAGGGAGAGGCCGAGGGCAAGAAGGCGCTTGCGACGGTTACCAAGGTGGCAGCCCGCATGCAGGTGCTCGAGATGCGCGAGAGCGCGCGACTGGAGGCGCAAGAGCGATCCAAGCTCATGGCGACTCGTCCGGATCTGGCAGACAGCGTGGTAGAGTGGCTCGATCAGCAACCGCTTGCCGTGGTCAAGGGCGCTCTCAAGAGCATCCCACGCGGCTCAGTGCAGAACCCGAAACTCGCGCGCATGGCGGCAGGCTCTCAGGCTGGCGGCACCGTCGGCGAGGGAAACACGAACGATGTGGACAGTTTCGTCCCATCCGAGGAGCGCGACTACATCGCGCGCAAGATGAGCGCGTCAGTGCCGAGCCCGGGAGTCCGCAATGTCGGGCGCGTCCAGGAGCTCGGATTCATGACGCCGGAAGAGGCGCAAGAAAAACTCAAAGCGCGCGCGTTAGCGGCCAAAGGAGCGAAGTAGATGGCAGCGCTCACACAAAAGCGCATGACGCGCTTCGACACGCTGCGGACGGTTTCGCTTCCGCTCGCCAGCGGGCAAACCGTCTACCAAGGCGGAAAGGCCTGCTACGACACGGGCGCTCTCGGGTCGGTCAAAAAGGCTGCCGTAAGCACGACGCTCGTGCCCCTCGGCGAGTTCGCCGAGAACGCCGACAACAGCGCGGGCAACTCGCCGCGCGTGATGGTCAAGCTCGATCGTGAGATCTACGCGCAGTGGTACGACAACGTCACCGGCGCGAACGCGATCACGACATCCAACCTGTTCGGGTCGGCGTACTTCGTCGACGATCACACGGTGACGTCTGCCTCTGCGGGCGCCTCCGTCGCAGGCCGCATTTGGGACGTTGACGCGCTCAAGGGCGTCCTGGTCGAAAACACCGCGCTCGTCTGACGGAGACACTTCCATGCCGGAAATCACACCGAGTTTCGTTTTCGAGTACGAGCGCCGGATGCGCGCGGAGACCGAGAACGAATATATCCGCCGTCTCGCAGCCAAGAGCACTTGGTGGAACAAGGTGGCGCGGACCATGCCGATCGGCGGGCGCACCGAGCGGGTGACCTGGCTTCTGGACACGGCGACTATCGAGCCCATCGGGCCGACGGGAACGGGGCGGATCGGCTTCGAGGACATGGTGACGCAAACCGCGGAGTATCCGAGCTTCCGCTACGGCCGAGGCCTCTCGGTGCAGCGCGACCAGCTCGAGGATCTCGACGGTACGGGCCTGGACTTCTTGGGCAAGTGGTCCAGCAACATCGGAAACGAATCCGCATATCTGCCGCAGCGCATGATGGCGCAGCTCGTCCTGAACGGTGCCAACACGGACGGCAGCGCGAACGCATATGACGGGGTCCCATTCTTCGCCGACAACTCCAACCCGCATCCCAACAATCCTTTCAATACTGCGGCGGGCAACTACGCCAACTGGCTGCACGGAGCGGCAAGCGGCGCCTATCCCGGCGCATGCCCCATCGACGAGACGAACGCGACGACGGTCGATGCAGCCTTTACCAATTTCCAAAAGGTCCTGACGTACGTGCATGGGCTCAAGATGCCCAACGGCGTGGACCCGCGATTCCTGACCCCCGTCTTCGTACTGGTCCCCCCGGCTCTCACCAAGCGCATCGCGCAGGTGACGGACGCCAAGTTCATCGCGCAGATGGCAGGCACCTCGGCCGGCGGTTCTGGCGATGTCGAGGCGGTGCACGAGTTCTGGGGCATGGGCACGCCGGTCATCTGCAATGAGCTAGCGGGCTCGATGTCGTACACGGCCAAAATGCCGTTTATGAATCTCACGACGGGCGCCGTTACGTTCCTGCCGGAGACGGTCAGCGGATCGGATACGACCTGGTACGTGGTCTGTCAGGAGATGCAGACGACGCGCCTCGGCGGATTGCTGCTGGTGACACGCAAGCCGATCAAGGTGACGTACTACACGGGCGATTCGGGTGGTACGGCCATGAGCGTGGAGCTCGACCGTAAAAACGAGTTCGAGTACCACGCGCAGGGAAGGCTCTCGGCGCAATACGGGCACCCGTACACGATCTTCCGCGTGGACGGGACCTAGTCCGGAGTCGCAATGCAGCGCAAGCGCGAGATTTCGCCTGGCATCACGGAGACCGTCGAATTTGAGACGGAATCGGACGGCAACATGCCGCAGGTGCATGAGCCGGGCGGCAACGCGCAAAGCGCGCGACCGTCAGACGCGGTGCTGGCCAAGCATGGCCTCGCATTCGATCGCGAGAAGGGCACATACGTAGGCAAGGACGGGCGCCCGGCGAATATCGAGCGCGACCTATGGGTCAAGCTCTTCGGTCGCACCTCGGCAAACAGACCCCTCATTCTCCCGGCGCGGTAAGGAGCCGCTTAGCGCGTGTTCCCCTACCTCGACCTGGCTGGATTCCGAATCCGGACGGTAGTCCCGTTCGAGTTCGTCGACGAGGCCGAGAGCTTCTCGCCTGGCTGGATCGCGCAGAACGTTTCGAAGTGGTCGAGCCGCATCAATAGCCAGATGCGCAAGCGCTACGGCACGGCGAAAAACGGAGGGAATCTGCCGTTTGGACAGAACCCCCCTGCGCTGCTCGCCGCGGGTACGACGCCTCCCCCTGTAAGCCTCTCCGGGCGCCCTACGCTCGGCAGCATGCGCCTGGTGCTCCAAATCCTGACGGCGGGCGCGCTCGGTGTGGCCACGTTTCAGTGGTCGCAGGACGCCGGCACGACCTTTACAGGACCTCTGACAACGGCGGCGCTCGTGTCGCTCGCCGGTACGGGCCTGCAAGCCAACTTCAGCGCGACTGGCTCCTATGCGACGGACAACGTGTACAGCGCCGCGACTCCGGTGCCTGAGACGGTGCTTGGCTGGCTGACAGATCTGGTGAGCTGGGATCTGATGTGCAGGCGGTACCGCAACTCGCAGGACCCGGCGATCGCGACGTTCAAGGAGAGCTTTGATCGGACCATCGCGGAAGTGCAGCAAGCGGCGGACGCCAAGGACGGTCTTTTCGATTTGCCCGTGAGCGAGGACCAGGACAGCGCGGTCACAACCGGCTTTCCGCTCTTCTATTCCGAAGCTTCTCCGTACGTGTGGGCGGACGAGCAACGCTGCAGCGGTCGACAGAACGATCACCAGCGCACGGGTACCGGCTCATGAGCCTTCGCGCGATCGTGACCAAGGTAACGTGCACCAATTGCGGCGCTGCGATCCAGACGCAGATCGAGGGGCGCGTGAGCACGTTGGACGAGTTCGTCGACGTCGTGAGTGCACAACTTGAGTCTCAGCACCACGTATGTCCGGCCACGGGTCAGGACATGACGCTCGCGGAGATGGTCGATGCCTGACGCCGGCATGGCCACACTGGACTCGATGATCGAGCGGCTCAAGCGGCTTGGATCACCGCAGATGCCAGAAGACGTGGCACGGCGCGCGGCTCCGCTTGTCGAGGCTGCGATCCAAAAGACCGCGGCAGCGGGCACGACTCCGCTGGGGCAAGAGTGGAAGCGCACCAAGAAGGGGACGCGGCCGTTGCAGCATGCGGCGTCGCGTATTAGCGCGCGAGCGACGGGGCGACTGGTCCTGGTCACCTTGACCGGTCCGGACGTATTCCATCACCGTGGCAGCAAGCGCAATCCGAGGCGGCAAGTGCTCCCGGACGGCGCGAGCACGCCGAAAGCCGTGTATGAGGCGTGCATCGAGGCGGCGCGACGCGTGTTTCGTGAGCTCGGAGGGCGACTCTAATGCCCAACTCCGGCTTGCTTGCGCTTCAACGTGGCGTGGCCCAGTACTTCGAGGATCAATCGGTCGCGGCGCAAGTGCTGATCGGGCTCAAGGCGCGCGGATTGTGGGCCAAGTCGCGCGTCGTCATCATTCCCGGCAAATTCGACGGTTCGGAGGCTCCTAGGCCGATGGCGGCCGGCAAGTTCGGGCCTCCCACCAAAAAAGAGAGCTTCAACCCGCGCGAGGTCGCCGAGTGGGTGCGCGAGCTCACCCTCTCCATCTTCGCGGTCGACCCGGAGAATTTGCAGAGCGAGGAAGCGCAGATCATCGCTCTCGAAAACCTCATTGAGTCGACCTTGCAGGGCGTATGGAACGCCATGGACCCTGTGTCGGGCAAGAACGTCGGCGGTCCTGGCATCGAGTGGGGCGACTCGTTCTACGTCGTGCCGCCGGTACAGCTCGCATACGGTCGCGAGCTCTTGCTTGGCTGCACGATGAAAAATCCCATGTTCGACTTGCCGCAAGCGGTTCGCCATCCGACGGCGGGTCCCTTTACCAAGAAATTCTCTGCGCCCCTTCACCCGTGAGGCTTTGACCGATGCCGATTCCCAATGTCAGCGTCAAAAAGGTCCGCGCCGGGGCATCGGTCAATCCGAGCGCGAACGATGGGATCTTGGCGATCGTGGCCGCAGCCAGCGCAGGGCCTAACCTGCAGGCGGGCCTTTACAGCAGCCAATCGCTGTTGACGCAAACGTTCCCCTTCGGGCCATTGCCGGAGTATGGCGCTTACGAGCTCAACGTCGCGGGGCGGCCCATTCTGGCGCTCAAGGTCGCGGCCTCCGTCGCGGGATCGTACGGGGCGATCACGAGCCACATCACGGGGACGAGCGTCGTCACGGCCGGCGCGACATTCCCGCTCGAGCATTACGCGGTCCAGGTCACGATCGTGAACGCGGGGACCGTAGGGACGGCGGGCATCACCTACACGTACAGCCTCGACGGCGGTACGACGGTGAGCGCGGTCCAGGCGCTGGGGACCGCCACCACGCTGGCCATCCCCAACTCGGGCGTGAGCTTCAACCTCGGCGCGGGCACGCTGCTGGCGGGAGACAACTGGAGCGTGTTCACCGAGCGACCTCTTTTGAACAATGCGGACATCACCTCTGCGACCACGGTCCTGAACAACACGCGTCTCCCGTGGGAAGGCGTGCTCTTCGACTCCGTTTATGCCTCAGGAACCGTGGGCCTGGTCGATACCTGGCTCGCCGGCCGAGAGCACAACGGGCAGTTCAACTTCGCGCTCCTCAACACGCGCTACCTCTTGGAGCCGACTCCGACGCAAGAGACGGCAGCGACCTACGCGGCGGCGATGATTTCGCTCACGCAAAACGACTCGAGCGAACGCGTGTGCGTCGGCGCCGACGGTGGCCACGTCGCCAGCCAAATCACCGGCCTCTTCGTTAAGCGACCCACGTCCTTGGCGCTTGCCGGACAGGCCATGAGCCTTACGCCCAACATCGGGATCGACCCGGCGTATGTGGGCAATGGTCCAGTGGCCGGCTACCAGATCGACAGCGGCAGTAGCCCCAACGACTGGGACGAGGGCGTGTATCAGAGCCTGGACGCTCAGCGACTGGTCACTCTTCGAAGCTTCGCGCCTGGCGGACCCCAGGGCGTTTACATCACGAACGCGAACGTCATCATCCCGAACGGATCGCAAATCCTGTGGCTGCAGCTTCTGCGCGTCGTCAATAAGGCCTGCACGGTCGCTTGGCAGACGCTCAACACGCAGCTCTCCAAGGGCGTGCGCACGGTCCTGAATCAGACGATGAACACGCTCAACATCGACGAGCGTGACGCGCAGTCGATCGAGGGCATCGTCAATCCGGTCCTCCGAAAGACGCTCAAGGGTCAGGTGACTGGGGCGCTCTTCCTGCTGAATCGAGACGACGACTTGACGGTGGAGGGCGCACCGGTCAATGCACAAGTGCAAATTCAGGGGCTCTTCTACATCAAGGGATTCAACGTCGCCGTATCGCTAGTCAAGGCGATCTCGGTGCCAGGCGGAGGAATCTAAATGGCGCTGGCGGTTGACGAGGTATTTCGCGTTTCCGGGATTCCCTTCTCGTGGACGTCCACCGGCAGCAAAGTCGATGGCGTCCCGTACACCGGCTTTCTGGAGCTCGATTTCGAGGAGTCGCGCGAGGGCGAGTACGTGCACGCGCAGCGCACGGACGGCACGCCACTCGGCATCACCTCGGGCCTCTACAAGATCGATGGATTCCGATTCAAGACCCTGATCGACACGGGAGAGCAGATCTGCCAACAGCTCGCGCTTACTCCTGGAGCCAACGGAGGCTTTGGTAACGCGCGCTGGATCTACATCCTGGAGATCTTCGAGGTCGGTAATCCCACCATGACCGTCACGATCGACGGCGTGAAGATCGAAAAGCGCAAGCTCTCGACCGCGAAGGGTTCCGAGGCGCTGGCGTACGAGTTCGAGTGCAAGGCGCTACAGGTCACGACAGTGGGCGCGGGCCTGGGTCTGACGGGTGTGCCCAACACGCTGGCGAACGTACTTGGCGGGGTGTTTGGAGCGCTTCTGTGAGCCAAGGCAAGATCGCCGCAGTCGCTCCCATCATGCAGGCATCGCCCGCCGAGACACCGGCACCGAAGCTCAGCGAAGAGCAAGCCAAGCGTCTCGAGGAGCTACGCACGGTACGCGAGAAGCGCGAGGCAGCCGAGGCACAAGCCGCCGAGATCCGCGAGCTCGAAGCCGAGGAGCTCGCGCTTACGCTCGAGACGCAAGGGGGACGTCGGGGCGAAGACTTCGAGGTCCTCACCAATCGCTTTGGCGTCTTTGCCATCACAAAGCCGGATACTCAGGCGATCCGAAACTGGGAAAAGGCTGTCGACGCGCAAAAGGCCTCGCTCGAGTGGCAGATTGGAATCCTGCGCCACTACATCGTCCCCATGGATCGGCAGCTCGTGTGGGCGCAGACGTGCGCTACCCGACCGGGGCTCTGCTGGCAGACGGCGGAGGCCTTCGTCGATTTGATGGGCATCGACCGCTCTCGGTTGGAAAAAAAAAGATAGAAACCTTCACCCAAGCTCAGGAGCGCCCCATGCTGGCAGCGCAAGCGATTCAAGCGCTCATGGACATAGGCGAACGGAGCG